GCCAGTTTATATTTCGGCAGCGGTTTCGTTGCCGAACGCGGCAATAACTGGCTGACCGGTGCATATGCCAACTATAATATTTACGAAACGCGGGACGGCCGTTATGTTTCGGTAGGGTGCCTGGAGAAAAAATTCTGGAGCAACCTTTGCCTGGCCTTAGACCGCGCCGACTTTATCGATGCTCTGGACGATGAATCGCAGCATGAGCGCATTAAGGACGAGCTGACCGAGATTTTCAGGACTAAAACCATGCAGGAGTGGGCGGCTTGTTTGGAGGGGAAGGACACCTGCGTAACGCCGGTACTGAATTTTGACGAAGCGTTGGCTGCGGAGCAGACCCGTGCGAATGCAATGGTGCTGACGGTCGAAGACGAAGAGATCGGTACTTATAAGCAGCTGGGCTTTGCCATGAAAATGTCGGCAACGCCGGGAACGCTGCAGAAACGTGCTCCCAAGCTGGGTGAGGATACGGAAGCAGTTCTGCGCGGCTGCGGTTTGAGCGAGGCTGAGCTGGACCTGCTGACAAAAGAATAAAGGCAGAAAAAGGACCCGCATCAGAAAGGTGCGGGTCCTTTTTTGGGGGGATGGCTCAGCGAACTTGGTATTTAAGTTCTTTTTCCATCAGAGCGCCGTTTTCAGGGTTGAATTTCATTTCGCCGCGTAATTCGGGTGTATAGAATTTCAACTCATATTCATAAAGGCCGTCGTCGCTGTCAAGTTTTACTTTAGTGAAGGTTGCGTTGGGGAATTCTTTGCGAACGAGGTCCTGGACATCAGCGGCAGATAGTACGACTCTGGGGCTGCCGAGAACTGTTTGGGCATCCATTTTGAATTCTTTTACAGCGCCGCCGTTTTTGAGCACTTCAACTTCATATTCGGTGTTGGTAGCGTTGTCGTAGAATTTTACTTCGTAATAAGCTGCGTATTTGTGGCTTTCGTCTTTAGTTACCAGATGAGTGCTGCCGGCAGGTACCCATTGTGCAGCGATGCTGCGTGCCTGATCGGCGTTGATGAACTCAGCGGCAAAAGCGGTTGCTGTGATTGCTAATGTACAGATTGCGGCGGCGATGATCGCCAGGATTTTTCTAGTCATGTTTTTTACCTCCTTGCGCCGTTTTCTTTATTCGGCGTTTTCTTTGTCTTTATTATAACGCGGAAAGATTAAAAGAAGATTAAAAGAAAATTTAATAAAAATTTATTTTAAAAACTTATTCGTTAATTTGCTTTTTTATTGTAAAATTCTAGTAGAAGGCTTATTGAAAAATAGGAAAGACAAGGTCTTTTTATGAAAGAAAATAAAAACTGGAAAAAACAGATCGCCTTATTCCTGATCAGCCAGAATCTGTCGATGTTCGGTTCGTCAGTAGTGGGCTTTTCGATCGTCTGGTATATTACCGTAACGACTGAGTCCGGATTCTGGATAACGCTGTCGACGTTGGCAACGCTGATTCCTCAGGTGCTGGTTTCATTGTGGGCGGGAGTATTTGCGGATAGATATAATAAAAAAACGATCATCATGCTGGCGGACGGTTTTACTGCTTTGGCGACACTTCTGGCTTTTGTGGCTTTTCATTATGGTTTTGCAAATTTAAGCTTTTTGATCTTTATCGCCTGTCTGCGTTCTGTCGGCGGCGGGTTTCAGGCTCCGGCAGTCAACGCGCTCTATCCGGAGATTGTGCCACGGGAGCATCTGCTCCGGATCAACGGTATCAACCAGATGGCGAATAATGTGCTGCTGTTGCTTTCTCCGGCAGCCGGCGGCGCTATTTTGGGTATGTTTGGGATGCAGTGGACTTTTTTAGTAGATCTGCTGACGGCAGTTATTGCCATTGCCATCATGTTCAGGCTGAAAATAGTAAGAAGAGCAGCGGACAGATCTGATAGTTCGGTACTGAAGGAACTGAGGGAAGGTGTACGTTACACCTGGTCACAGCTGCTGTTAAGAGTAATGCTGGTCTGCTATACGGTAACTTTTGTTCTGATTACTCCGGCGGCGTTTTTGTCACCGCTGATGGTAGTAAGGAGCTTCGGCAGTGAAGTTTGGAAACTGACGGCCAATGAAATGCTGTGGTCGCTGGGCGCTCTTTTGGGCGGCGCGTTTGTCGCCTGGAAAGGCGAGTTCAAAAACAAGATTACGATGATAGCGGTCTCGTTGGCAGTGTTTGGCTGCACCTTTGCGCTGATGGGACTGTCGCGGGTCTTTTGGGTGTATCTGATCTTTGATTGCATCTGCGGGATGTTTGTACCGGTACTGATAGCGTCTGAGACAGTTTTGATCCAGACTAATACGGAAAAGGGTTATATGGGGCGTGTTTTTGCATTGCTGCAGTTTGTTTCGCAGGGGATGATGCCGATTGCTATTCTTGGCTTCGGACCGCTGAGCGATCTTGTCAGGATAGAGTCGATCATGATCGGCTGCGGCCTGCTGCTGATATGTTGGAGCCTGTATTTTAAAAAGGCGGCTGGCCGGGCGCTGTGCAGTATTTGACTGTTGGCAGGGAAACAGCCTTAGGCTTGTGCTATAATAAAAATAATTGAGGAGGTTGCGGCTATGAGACTTTTATTTGTGGAAGATGAGCCTGACCTGCGTGAGGTGCTGAAAAAGCAGCTGCAGGGAAGCGGTTACAGCGTCGATGCCTGCGGCGATGGTCTGGAAGCTCTTGATTATTTACAGCTTACAGCCTATGATGCCGTTATTTTAGATATTATGCTGCCCGGAGTCGATGGGCTGTCGGTACTGAAAAAAATGCGTACTGCCGGCGATAAAACGCCGGTATTGCTGCTGACGGCGCGGGGCAGTGTTGAAGACCGCGTCGCCGGTCTTGATCTGGGGGCTGATGATTATTTAGTCAAACCATTTGCTTTTGATGAGTTGGTGGCGCGTTTACGGGTGCTGCTGCGCCGCAGCAATGGACAGGTGTCGAACGTGCTGCAGTGCGGTGGTCTGGAAATGGATCTGAACAGCCGCCGCGTCAGCAGAGACGGGCGCGAATTGCAGCTTTCCGCTAAAGAATTTGCTGTTCTGGAGTATTTGCTGCGCAATCAGGGCGTAGTCTTAGCACGCGAAACGATCGAAAACCATGTTTGGGACTATGATTTTGAGGGCGGTTCCAATGTAGTCGACGTATATATCCGCTATCTGCGGAAAAAAGTAGATGACGGGTTTGAGAAAAAACTTATCCAGACAGTGCGCGGCGCCGGCTATGTGCTGAAGGAGACTTTATGAAAAAGCTGTCTGTTAAAATGAAAATAACCCTGTGGTATACAGGGTTGATCGTGATAATTTTGAGTGCTATTTTTACGGCTGTTTTGCTGGCAACAGACAAGGTGTTGCTGTTGGGTGTACAGAACAAGCTGGAAGAAGAGGTGTATGATTTTGCCGAAGAACTGAAGATCGACAGCAATGGCCGTCTGCGTCTGGAGAAACTGGATTTTTTAAAGGACGGGGTCAGGCTTGCTGTATATCACGAGAATGGTCAGATGATCACGGGCCTTGTGGCCAGCGGTCTGCCGGAAACACCCTTTGCAGACGAGCTGCTGCAGAAGGCCGGAAGTGACCAGCAAAACTGGTTTGTATATGACTTTTATTTTAAACCGCGTCATGCTGATAATTTTTACTGGGTACGTGGAACGGTACCGCTTAGTTCTGCATATGCGGAACGGGATAAGATTTTGCGGCAGTGCGCATTGTTTTTTCCGCTGCTGGTCCTACTGGCTGCCCTGGGCGGCTACTGGATCACTAAAAAGGCTTTTCGTCCGGTAACACGGATCACGGAAGCAGCCGCGCAGATCAGCAGCGGCAGTGATCTGTCCAAAAGGATCGAACTGGAAGGCGCTGATGATGAGATCGATACGCTGGCGAAAACCTTTGACGGGATGTTTGCCAGACTTGAGGATGCTTTTGAAGCCGAGCGACAGTTTACCGACGATGCTTCCCACGAATTGCGAACACCGACCTCGGTGATCATCGCGCAGGCTGAATGTGGTTTACAGTCGCCTGATCTGGAAAGCAAGCAGCAGGCACTGCAGGGAGTGCTGCAGCAGGCCGGGAAAATGTCGAAGCTGGTCAATCAGCTGTTGCAGCTGTCTCGGGCGGACAGGCATAAAGAAAGCCTGCATTTGGAAGAATTTGATTTAAGCGAACTGACCGAGATGGTGGCAGAGGAAGCCCAGGGGCTGGCAGAATCCAAAGCGGTCACGCTGACGGCAGAAATCGAACCGGGAATCTTAGTTAAAGCTGATCAGACTCTGATGATGCGTATCTGGCTTAACCTGCTGACTAATGCGGTCAAGTATGGCAGGCAGCAGGGGCAGATCTGGCTTACTTTAAAGAGTGACGGTAAAAATGCGGTCGGTACTGTTCGCGATGATGGCATTGGGATCAGCGCAGCCGAGCTGCCAAAAATCTGGAAACGTTTTTACAGAGTCAATACCGCCCGCAGCAGTGGTGACGACAGCGGCACCGGTTTAGGGCTGGCGATGGTGAAATGGATGGTCGAAAGTCATGGAGGAACAGTAAGCGCTGTCAGTACCTTAGGGGCAGGCAGTACTTTCAGCTTTACGATCCCGCTGCGGCCTTCGTAAAATAAATAGGCAAACAAAAAAGCTCACTTCGCAAGAAGTGAGCTTAAATTTCTGGTGGCCCCGGCAGGATTCGAACCTGCGACCTTTTGATTCGTAGGCAAGGGTTTTAAAATAAAATCTTGCGTAAAAAATGCCCTGTAAGCGCATAAATGCAGCGATTACGGTATTTTATGTGATCTGTTGTCTGAGCGTGGTAATACCGAAATTTTGGCTAAAAAGACAGTATTTTGGGGTATAAGTTCCCCAACTGTTCCCCGTAATTACAGAAGCACCGTTTATCAAAACGGTGCTTTCTTTCTAAGCAATATTATAAATGTTGGCGGCTGTTTTGGCAATCTCTAAAACTTTGTCCTGCCGGCGCAGGGCATATTTGTTGGTTGTTTCTAAACGGCTGTGACCTACTACAGCAGCAATGTCTGCTGCAGCATAACCTTGAATAAACATTTCTGTTATAAAGCTGTGGCGCAGATAGTGGAAGCTGCGGTAACGCACGTTAGCATGCTTTAAAATCATCTTCCATGCTCTTTGCATATTACGGACGCTGATAGGCGTTCCGTTGGCTGTGCAGAATAAATATTTACTATCTACATTGCACGCTGCCAAGTAGTCTTGCAGGATTTTACCTATACCGGCATCAAAATATTGTATCCTAACAGAAGCTTTGGTTTTGGTTTTTCCCACATAGGTTCGGCCGTTGATATCAGCTTTTACTGCATCTTTTATTTTGCAGTAATTTTTTTCAAAGTTTAATGTACTGCGCTCAATTCCCAAAATTTCACCTATACGTGCGCCTATAACACTTTCAAGTGAACAGAGGGCATAATAGCGTAAAAATTTAGGCGTGTTTTTTAATTTAGTGATAATAAGTTTTATTTCTTCCGGTGTAAACGGTTCATCGTATTCCGGTTCATACTCCGGAACAATGGCTATATCCATAGGATTTTCAAGAATAAGGTTATTTTTCCTTGCCGCTCCAAATAGGATTTTTAAGAATTTATATACCTTTGATTTATTGGAAGCGGACAGATCAGCTTCTGCAATAAAGGCATTGATATCTTCAGGCGTGATTTTATTCATTACTTCGTTTGCCAGCGGATAAAGCTTTGAAGCCAGGTAGGTGTAATAATTAACAGTGCTTTCAGCTATTTTAGGATTGGCAGCCTTATTTTTTATGAAGGCAAAGGCAAAATCCTGCAAAGTAGTATCATAGCTGTAGAGCGGGTTTAAACTGCTGTATACAAGGCGCATTTTATTGAGCCAGTTGATTACTTCTACTTTATCAACATGCCTGAATTTATGCGGTTTGCCGTTAGTATCGCGCAGTGTGCCGCACCATTTTTGGCGTTCCTTGTCCCATGATAGACCGCCTTCACCGTTTGATCGTCTTTTTTTCATATAAAAAACCAGCCTTTCTTTAAAATTGTGTATAAAGTAGTAAAGGCTGGTTGCAATATGTTATAATATTAGCGTAATCAGCCTTACTTTTGCGGGTGGGGTTATTACAGAGCCGTTCGGTGCGCCAACACCGGGCGGCTATTTGTTTAGAGGTTTGATAAAAAACCGTTTTTGTAGAATGATTCTCCAGTAGCTAATAATCTAGCTACGAGAGTGTCATTGCGGTCTTGTGAAGGAAAAGGTATACCACTATATATTAATAGACCTAAAGCGGCTAGTCTATAGGCAGATGCGGGATGTTCTAACTCTTGATTTGTTTTAATTTCTCCGTTTGGTGCCTCATATAATTGTTTTAGTTGAGGAATATCAATAATATTAAAATTGGAAAGAACTCCACATAATTCTTTGAAATGATTTAGATGTATTTTACCTTTTACTAAATTCGCATATAAGTTACCTAAAATTTTGGTTTTTTCTTCGTTATCAAGGTTATTTAAATAAATAGACAACATACAAAGTTCTTTTGTTAAATTTTCTTCTGTTTCAAGATTTTCTTTATAATATTTTTCCCTTTCTTGGTGAGATATATTGTTTTCCTCTAAAGATGTGAAAAAAGAGTTTATTTTAGCGAGTTTTGCTATTTCGGAAAATGTATCCATAGTTAATTTTATTTTTACTAAAGAGGAAATTACTGGAAGTGAAGCGGCTATTTTATCCAGTTCTTCAATGAATTCTTGATTGTTTTCAGATGATACTAAATATTCAATGGCCTCTTTACTTTCTTTTACAGAGTCTATTGCTCTAGTAAAAAAACCTTTTAAATAACTTTTTATATCCATGTCTGTAGGGGCTCCTTTTATATAATAATATTATTTATAAATTTTGTTGTTATATTATCAATATTAAAAGTAAAAATAATATTGATAAGGCAGGTAAAGCGCATCCAAAACAACCATTTTTTGCAACAGCGCCTTTTAATTCTTTGCTTGGTGTTTGATTAACAAATAAATTTTCGGCAAAAGTATTGGTGGCTACCATTTTTTCTACTTCTTGGTATTTATCAGGATGTTCTTTTTCCAAATTTTGCAGAACCTTTTTTACGCCAGCACGATCATATATATTGTTTGCCAATGAATAGAAAAAAAATGCACCAGCATAATCATAACATTTTAAATAAATATCACCTGTACTGCGGAAAATTTTAGCAGCAAAAGAATCTGTTATAGTTTTTTCGGTGTCAACTAAACATTTTTGCAGGATGTAAAGAAAATAATAATAGTCTTTGATATTCGTAGAATGTGAAAATTCAATTTCATCTTTTATTTTTTTATATAGATGTGTGCCTTCTTCCGTAGTTTGATAAATTTTTGCTAAATTTTCAGAAGAATTTGTTGTATATTCTTGTGAATTTAATTTTATTACTATTTGAGCGCAGGCTTCGGCATCGCTCAAAGCGTTATGATGATTCAAGGAAATACCAAGAAATTTACAAACAGTAGGTAATTTATGGTTTTCAAGTGTTGGGAAAAAGTTTCTCGCATACTCAACTGTATCTAAATATTGGATTTTAGACTGAGTAATTCCAGCTTCCGACAATGAAGTTTGTAAAACAGAAATATCAAAAGAAGCATTATGAGCTACTATGATTTTATTTTCTATATAGAATTTAAGTTCTGTTTCCCAAAGTTCAGCTAAAGTTGGTGCATTTAAAACAGTTGATTTGGTTATACCATGTAAGTAAGAAAAATAAAAATCGTCTGTCGGAGGATTTATATACCAGTGTTTTTTATTTACTATTTGGTTTTCTTCTACAACGATTAAAGCAAGGGAACAGGCAGAATTACGATTTCTGTTTGCTGTTTCAAAATCAATAGCAATGAAATCAGGATAATAGAAAATATTGTTTGTTGTCGTGGAACCATAACAGTTTTCCAATAATACTAATTCACGATTTTTGTTATTAATGAAGCTTCGTGCTAGCGATTCTAAATTATCTAACATAGTAAAATATAGTACCTCTTTAGATTATTTATTAAAATCGACATATATTACCCGACCTTGTTTTCGAACGGGTTTTCGCCGTTTTCCGTTGTTTTATCTTTCTTATTTGCCTTAATATAATAATTTATACTATTTTCTATCGCCCCTTGCTGCTCGGCAGTAAGTTGGCGATATTTTTTTATTAATTCTTGTTCAGATATAGTGTAATCTTTAACAATGTTTGCTTCATCGCCCAATATTAGTATAGTAGGACTAATATTTAAAATTTTTGATAGTTGGACAATGATTTCTAAAGGAATTTTACGTACTCCTTTTTCGTATCCTGCGTATGTTGATTGTGCGATATTGAGTTTTTGCGCAATTTGCGATTGTGAGAGCTTTGAATTTTGACGTATAAAGGCTAATCGTCTACCAAATTCAATATAGATATTCATAGTAGTACTCCTTCCATGAATACAATTTAACACATTATAACGCAAATTGCAATTAAAAATTCAATAAAAGATTGACAAAAGCGCATAATGCGTTTAATATAATAATCGAATAACGCAATTTGCGTTTAAAATATAAGTGCGATAAGGAGGTAAAAATGGTAAGAAGAAAGGTTGTATATATTTTCCCTAATTTAATAGCGGAAATGAGTAGGAAAGGAGATAGCTTGCAAAGCGTATCTAATGAGCTAGGAATGAATTATCAAGCGCTATCTGCTAGGCTACGTGGATTCAAAAGTTTTGAGTTACCTGAAATAACTTTTCTTATGAAAAAATATAGGAAAAGTTTTGAGTACCTATTTGAGGTGTCTGATGAAAAATCAGCAAAGGGGGCATAGATATGAAAACATATCATAAAGATTTTGATGTTACTGCCAGCATTACAGATAAACGGGACGGAACAGCTCGGCTAGTTGTATGCGATCAGTATGGCAAAAAGGTTAAAGATTCTGTTCATAAAAACAGGCGTGCTGCTGTAGCGGCGTGGAAAAGAATGTGCAGCTGATAAACAAGTAAAGGAGGTATAGATGCGATGAGCCGACTAAAAAAGATTTTTATAAACACGTCTGTCAATTATAAAGGTACTTGTGATGGGTTGCTCAATAAAAAAACACCTGAATGTAGCTTACAAAGATTGTCGGTATATGTAGAAACAAAAAAAGAGCTTGATAAAAAACTTCGAGATATTCCGGGTGGGAATAAAGAAATTGTTAACAAACTCTATGAGTTATTTGATGAAGCGATCTTAGATGAATTAAATTTAGCGAAGGATGTTATAAGTTAATTCTATTGCTTTAAAGGTTATGCTTACTGAGTTATCTCCAAGATATTTTTTGATTTTTGCCCAAAGTTGATTGTTTTCGATCTTACTTAAAAACTGTTCACCGGAATATGTTAATTCTACGCAAATGTAATCATAAGGTTCTGTTTTGGTACTGGAGTTTATTCCTTTTAAATATCCTGCTTCAATAAGTTTGCCTATGTGCCACCCAACAACATCAGTATCTTCACCGATACATATATTATAGTTGGAAATATCTTGGTGTATATCAGCATTGGCGACAGATATTAAAATTTTTCGAACTAAGTCATAGTTTATTCGCACTAGTATTACTTCCTTTCTTTTCGTTTTACATTATAAGGTGTGGATATTGTAGCTACTATAACAAAAACTTAACAATAAGAGCTGACAGCACAGATGCAGCAACAGCAATAATAAAACTATCTCTAAGATGTTTACGATATTCTTTCTGTTTGTTTTTTTCTAAAATTTGAAGATTGTATTTGTAATCGTTTAACGTCAATGAGCCTAGACTGGTAAGTTTTAATTTGTAATCATTTTTTTTATTATTGGACGATAAATTTTCGTGTATGGTATCTAAATATCTTGTTTTGTCTGTTGTCAAATTATAAATGCTAGGAGTAGGTAAAGTTAACCGCATTATACAAATTTCTATGTCGGATGCAGAGCTAAAATGGTTTATGATTTCAGATTTTCGGATAATGCCTTTTTGACTAACGAATTCTAATATTTGATATTCAAGTGATGTTAATTGCATGGTTGAAACACCTCGTTTAAATTGTAACACATTATTTTAATAATTATAAGAAGATAGGAGCTGACTGCTGATATGAAAAAAGTTCAGGATACGCATTTAAACATTGGAGGGCTGAATTGGCCTGTACTTATTAATGCAGAGCAGGTTTGCCGAGTGATGGTCGATTTGAGAAATAACATAGAATTAGGGCTGAGATGCGTACTTGATTGCATCAAAGCGAACAATCGCAGAATAAAAGTGCGGAAGCGTGTCAGCTGCTGTTTTAGGATTACAGAAAGGTCTGAACGTAAAAATGCAAAATGCTGGAATAAAAGAAGTTCCGGCTGGTGCTGAAAGGTGGTGCAGTAAATGCAGCGTATGAGTTTGAGCAAGTTTTGTAAAATCTATGGCGCAAGTTATTATGATATGTTGAATTATTGCCAGCGTGGCTTGTTGCCGCATAGTGGAGGCGGTAAACGCGGCTGCCCGATCAGAGTTTGGGATGAAGATGTTATTGCTTTCTTGCGCGATCAGGATCAGCGACAGGCTGAGCTGAAGGCTGCCAGTATGAAAAACATGCAGCAGGCTGCAAATATAATCAGTTTTCGCAAAAATAAACCTAGTGATGAAAACCGGTTTAAAAGCGATATTCTTGATCTTAAAAGTGAAACTAAAAAGCTTTTGGCAAAGCGTAGAACTGCTGCACAATAGGGAGGGATGTAAATGAATAATGAAAAAGAAAAGAACGTATAGTGTTGACGCACCATACGTTCAAGGGTAGATGTAACTTCGCAGTCCGCATCTACCCATTATTTTATCATAGTGGGGTGATATTGTGAAATACTTTTTAACTGTTTTAGGGTTGGCCTGCTGCTTGTGGTATTCGTTTTTTATGGATGAACCTAAGCAAACTGTTGCTGTAACTGTAACGGTGCAGGCAGGTGATACTTTGGAAGAAATAATTTACGATTTAAAAGAAACGTATGACGATCAGCGCGACTGGCGTGAAATTTGCGCTCAGGCTGAAAGGGATAATGCTTTTGGCCGCTATATTCTGCCGGGTGAACATATTATTTTTAATATGGAGGTTGCGGGAAAATGAAACCTGAATGCAATAACTGCCGCTGGAATTTTAAGCGATATATGGACTATTATCCGTGTTGTGATTGCATAGGGCTTCATAAGTCGGCAAGCTATAATTTCTTTTGTTTTCCTGATCAGCTTAATATGTTCGGAGTTGCCGAGCTTTGCCATTGCCGGAGCTGTGGGCGGCGTGTGCATATGGAATTTGGCAGTCGTGGCTATAAGTATATTCGCTGCAAATGTGGAAATACCATGCAGGCAAAAGTAACTGTAGAAGAAATGATCTGCCGCTGGAATAATCGTGCGCCGGCGCGAACTAAAATGTGGAGGGCGAAATAAAGATGAATAACAAAGCTGAATTGCTTTCAAAAATAAAAAAGCTTGCTGAAGCTGGATTTTATGGCGAACAGACTAATGCTGCTGAAATTTTAGAACGATTAAAGAAAAAATACGGAATAACTGATGCGGATATTGCTGAGGATGTGGAAGAAATCATATGGATTAGATACAAAACAGAATTAGAACAACGCCTTATTTGGCAAGTAACTTATATGGTTTTAGGACACGTTATTGGTTACAGCAAAGGGCGTAGAACTAAAACTGTTGGCATAAAAGCTCCAAAAGCTAAATGTATAGAAATTGAAGAAATGTGTAATTTTTATATAAGGGCTATGAATGAAGATTTGCGGATGTTTTATGATGCGTTTTTAGTTAAAAATCAAATTTTTCCGCCGAAATCAATAACAACAGAAAAAGCTACTAACAAAATAAATCCTAATGATTTAAGACTTGCCTCTATGGTAGAAGGGCTTGAAAAACATGAGCGTTATAAACAGATAACTAAACAAAACGATTAAGGAAGTGAGTTTGATATGGACAAAAGAAGCTTCTGCTGCCGTTGTGAAGAAGTGTTGATGAATGGTTTTTATTTTCATAATAGCGAAATTGGTATTTGTAATAGGTGTGTGACGGCTTTGGCTATTCAGCTGATTAAAAATGAAGATAAGGAAGTCATAAATGCTTTGAGTAAACATATAGGCAGTGAAAAGGAAGGATAAATCTTATGGATATGAGTTTGTTTGAACTTATTCAATATACCTTTTTGACGATAATATTTTTTATTGCATCTATAGCTGTAGCGAATGTTTTACTTGCCGCTATGGGATTTATCTTTTTTTGGAGGAAATGAATTATGGAGTATGTCAATAAACAGACTGGTGAAGTATATCAGGCCGAGGAAGTTGATTTAAAGAATTTGTGTGATGGCGATTTGAATTTTCTGTTTACCGGCGAATTTAGAAAGCTTATTAATGAATTAGATATTGGTGATAAAGGCAACATAACTATTAATATCAAGGCAAGCAAAAGCTTGGATACTACTGGTGATGAAGCAATATTTGTTGAAGCGCAGCTTGGCACTAAATATCCTAAAGCTGTTATTTCAGATAATAATGCAAAAAAAGTTGCTGAAAATGGTCAGGTTGTTCAGAAGATAGAATCTGGTATGTTTGATGAAGCGGCTGAGGGGGCAGGAAAGTGAAGATAGGGCTTGTGGACGTTGATGGGCATCGTTTTCCTAACCTGGCATTGATGAAAATATCAGCGTGGCACAAGAATTACGGGGATACAGTTGAATGGGCCGGAAGTTTAGAACATTACGATGTTGTGTATATGGCAAAGGTTTTTACTTTTACGCCGGACGATATTCAATCATATCAGGCAGACGAAATAGTAAAAGGCGGGACTGGTTATGATCTTATAAGTAAGTTGCCAAATGAAATAGAAAGTTGTTACCCTGACTATAATTTGTACGGTATTGAGGATACAGCATATGGCTACTTGAGCAGAGGATGTCCACGTAAGTGCCAGTTTTGCATTGTGGCAGAAAAGGAAGGTATGCGAGCTCATAAGGTGGCAAATTTATCTCAGTTTTGGAGTGGGCAAAAACATATAAAATTGCTTGATCCTAATTTGTTAGCTTGTCCTGATTGGGAGAACTTACTTGGACAGTTGGCTGGTAGCGGAGCATGGGTAGACTTCACGCAAGGGCTTGATATAAGGCTTATGACTAATAAAAAGGCTGCTGCTATAAATAATGTCAAATACAGTATGCTTCACTTTGCGTGGGACGATCCGCACGATATGGTTACGTATGATAAGTTGATTAAGTATAAAGATGTTTGGAAGGGTGATTTTAGACGTCGAAGGGTTTATGTATTAACGAACTTTAATAGTAGTCACTCTGGCGATTTGTTTCGTGTATATGCTTTGCGTGAGCTGGGATATGATCCCTATATTATGGTCTACGATAAAATTCATGCGCCGAAGGAAACACGCTATTTACAAAGGTGGGTAAATAATAAGCGAATTTTTCGAACGATAAAATATTTTAAGGATTACGATCATACGAGAGGATGAATAGTTTTATGGAATTGTATAAAGCACTGGAAACAATTAAAAATGAATGCACAAAACACACCGAATGTGCGGATTGCCCTTTGGGATTAGGTCATAGCTGTTGTGGCATTATTACTAATGGATTTCCTGACAAATGGGATTTACAAAAGCCTGTTAATAAGTTGTTTGCGGTAGAAACAATACATGCGAAAGAACGGTGATAGATATGGAAAATAATATTTTGAATAAAGAAAATGTTGCTGAGCTGATGGAGCTTTTAGAATGTAAACGATACTACTCTAAATGCTTGAAAGATGTTACTGAACTTAAAGAAAAAATGAAGTATGAGGCTACTTCTATTGGAATGCGATTTCGCTATTTTGACAAAGAAAGTGGTATGGCTGTTAAGGATGGTATTAATTTTTGTAGTGATCTTAGTGAAAATAAACTGGAAGTTACAAATATGCTTTCTCAACATATCCTTTCTGACATGGAAGCTGACTTGGAACTTCAAATTAAACGGTTAGAATCCTGTTTGTGGGATAAATTTAGATATACAAAGGATGCGGTGCCGGAGAAAAGTGTTAAATAGAATATAGCTAAATAAAAAATATAAGGTGATGCTATGGCTGTTGAAATTTATGTTAGTTCTGAGGAACTCAAAAAAACTTTGGAATATGTTGCGCTGATTGGTGGCAATATGGCTTCCGGCAAAAAGCAGGATGATGATCTAAAACAAATGGCCGGCGCTTTGCGTATTGTAGCAGTAAGCCCACATGAAGATAATAATTATATGCTTATGTTCTGCCGGGCAGGAGCTGCAGAGCAGCTGACGTACAGAATGGAAGGAATAAGCAACGGCTGCGGTCAATCAGCTGATATTTGTGTTGAATGTAAACGCTTTTTGGCTTTGGCAAAAACTTTTACAGGTGATGTAAGGCTTATTTTTGCTGAAAAAGAGCTGCAGATAGTTGTAGAGAGCAGTCAATATAATTTAACGATACTATCAGCCCGCCTGCCTGATTTGAAAATACCTGAAGGCGGCGTGTGCCTTTCTACAGGATTTTTACAGGAAGCAATGAAGCATTGCAGTGCTGCTATTGCCAAAGACGCTGTTGGTGCAAGGGGCGGGATAGAAATAAATATTGCGGACGATGGCAGTGCCGTCTGCTGGAGTGCGCAAAATTCCTGTGTTGCAAAGTATGTAGTACCGCCTGCATGCTGCAATCAGGCTGTTAAATTGATCTTGCTGCCCTTGAATATCCAGCACATTGCAGAACTGGCTGAATTGGGTGAAGTTCGATTGGTCAGCAGTGCGCAGGGTATTTTTGTTACTGCACCGCGCTTTGATTATATGTGCCAGTCAGTAAGCGGCAGCTTTCCTGACTGTAAAAAGGTGGCTGCGAGCAACAGCGAAACTAAGTGTATAACTATTAATAAAAGCAAGTTGCTGGCAGCTATTTCAAGAGCTTCAGTTATTGTTGGCGATGAAATAGGCAGTAAGATAAAAATTTGCAGTGATGCAGAGCGGCTATATATCGAAGCTGTAAGCATCGCTGGGACTGGTATTGAAAGTATTGCTTTGGATGCCGTTGAAGGCCAGGACGAAGATACAAATTATTTTTCGGCTGGCAGGCTGTACAGGCTGATATATAACTGCCGCGGTGATAGCGTTACTATTGGCAGTAATGGCAAGTATAAGCCGATTTTTGTGCGTGCTACAGGCAGCGATAGCTTTTATATAGTTGCATCCATGAAAGGTTAAAGGCTATGAGTGGATGGATAAAATTGCATCGTAAATTGCTGAAAAGCCGTGCGTGGTGTGGTGCGGATGCAGAAGGCAAGGTAATACTGATTACATTGCTGTTAACTGCCTGCCATAGTGTCACGCACTGGCAGGTAACAACAGATAAAAACGCTGTGCTGAATCCGGGTGAATTGTTTATCAGCTTCCGCCGCTTTGCTAAAAGCTGTGGCGTATCTTTAAAAAAGCTTACAAGTGAATTTAACCGTCTTGCCGTAGTCGGTTTTTTAGAATGCAGAAGTAAGCGTGAAGGTACGATCGTGCGTATCAAAAACTGGGAATGCTATCAGCTGGCGGATACACCTTTGGATACACTTTTGGGAACAGATTTGGAGACACTTGCGAATGCCGATACTGCAAGGGCTTCCAGTGAAAATATTGCCGCTGCGGAAACACCAAAGGGAACAGCTTTGGGTACATCTTTGGCGACACATAACAAGAATTATATATTATTAAAAAATAAATTAAACAACACTGACACGAACAAGAAGCTGCGCAGTGTTGCATCGGAACCTGAATTTGTGTCAGCTTTGCAGGAATACAATGCTGCTTTTACAAGTGCAAAACACAGGCTTGATGGCGATGAAATACAAATGCTGCAAGCTTTTGCTGTTAGTGCTAAAGCCGTATGGGTATTGCAGGCCGTAAGGGAGCTAAAAGCAGCTAACAGGGGTAAAGTGATTCGTAATCCGAAGAATTATCTTTTTGGCATACTTGGTAACTGGCTTACAGATGGTTTGCCAAATGACAATAAAGCTGCGCAGCAGTCACTGGATGATTTTTACAGACAGGAGGGAATAACGTGAATGTTATAACAAAGCAAAATGTTTTAAAAGCGTTTTACCAGTTTGATAAGAAAAAGATGCCGATCATGGAAATAAACGGTAAACTTTCTGCCAGCATGGATATTGCCATGCGCAAAAGGCTGTGTGATGAATGGCTGGTTGCGTTCCGTACTGTTGATGCCGTTGTATTCGATAAAGCAGCTGAGCTTGCCCTTGCTTCCTGTAAAAAATATCCTGATGAACTTGAAATGTGGGATTTCATCAGTCAGGCTGCAGAACTGGGCAATAATGAACCGGCACAGGAAGAAGCTTTACTGCCAACACCGCCAGCTCCGAAAAAAGTACCGGAATATGTTCAAAAACCTCAACGGATTGCAAAAATAATAGAGTTGGCAAAAGCAGGCAGGTTTACAGAAGCGGCGCAGTATTTCAAAACTTCTATCGAAGAAGATGAAATAATTTGCTATGCTAAAGAACATTGGCCTGAAGCAGAAGCTGAATGGATTGAAAAAAACAAAGATGAACTTAAAGAACTGGTTGAGCAGGAACATATCTGCGGCAAATGTATGTGCTTGAAAAGGTGCAGGACGAACGGCTACAGGCGTGTTGGCTCAATAGATAAATACACAGGCTTTCTGATTTTAAAGATGGAAATTTGCTCGATGAAAAGGATGGCAAAAAATGCAGGCATACAGAATTAATGGGTCGCTGGTAAAAGTGGAACGGTGTGCAGCTGAAATGTATATTGTCAGGAATATTCCGGGTGTTTTTGATAATCAGGTTGCTATTGGTGCGATCGTCCATAAAGAGTTAGCGCAAAAGTTTTTAGACAGCTACGCCGTGAAAAGCAGTGATAAAACATTGGACATCTTGGATGTTGACTTTGAAGAAAAACTTCCTGAAGGAATACGGTATTGCCGTGGTTGCGTATACTGGAACGGAAAAGGATGTGAAGCAGGTGATAAAGGCGCGTGATGAAGAAAAAAGGATGGCTGTACAGAAACTGGAAGAATATGCTTTGAACCGTGAAGCGCTTAAAGGCCTGCGCAGTAAGCTGAAAAGATTGGCAGACGCCGGTAAACCTGCTGCTGCTTCTGTTGCATCCTATGATGCGGCAGCTACCAGCACAGCACCTTATCATCCTGGCATGATGAATATTGCTGAAGAATGTCAAAGGATACTTTTGAAAATAGCAGACAGGCAGGCTGAAATATTAATTATTGAAGATGCGCTACAAATAATCAATAAAGGAATAAACTGTGAGCATTACAGCGATATTTTGATAATGCGCCATGTAGACGGCTATAGTATGGAGCGCATCACGGAGAAGCTGGGATACAGTTCAAGGCAGGCTATTTATAACCAGTACAATAAAGCTTTAGCTAAATTTGCTAAGGCTTTGGGATTGTAAATGCGTTGGAATGGACAAAAAGAGGACAGATTTTTGCTTTTACCTGTGGTAATATGGTAGTGATAAGAAATGTAAAAAACGTATTCGGCACTTGCAATGTTATATTGCAGGTGCTTTTTTATGCGTGAAATGAGGTGACAGCTTGCCAAACAGAATAAAGCGTGAATGCCGTAAGCTTGGCTGTCTTAGCCTGACGGATAATGCAAACGGTTATTGTGATAAGCACCAGCAGGAAAAATTCATGCGCTATGATCGTTATCGTAAAAGTGCTGCTCAGCGTGGCTATAATGCGCGTTGGCAAAGATACAGAAAAATATTTTTGCAGGAACATCCGATTTGTGCAAATTGCCGCAATGCGCCTGCGAGTGTAGTGGATCATATCAAGCCGCATAAAGGCGATTATGATTTATTTTGGGATGAAGCTAATCATCAGGCGTTGTGTAAACGCTGCCACGACATTAAAACTGCTACTGAGGACGGCGGCTTTGGTAATGATATTTTGAAAAAATAAAAAAATATTTTTTCTTAAAATTTTTACTCAGGGTAATCCCTTACGAGGGGTAGGGGGGTACAATTTCCTGCATCTTTTCACATCATACCGCACCGTACTCGAACTTTTGAAAAGTTCCCCTATCATATATTTTTTTGCAAATATTGATTGAAGGAGGTGATATTTATGCCGACACCGGCTCAAAGTGCTAAGGTTATGCTTTTTAACCGTGGCAATAAAACTGGTAAACATTATACAAAAACAGAAATTGAGAAACGGCAAAACGCAGAAGAAAAAATCAAGCGTGCTGAAGTAGTATTGAAAACACCTGCGTTTTTAAAAGAAAAGTCGTGTGCTGCGGCTTTGAAAATTTGGAAGGAAATTATCAAGGAAGGGAAAGAGATAGAGCTGTTTGACAATGTTGATGCACGCATATTGGCAAACTTCTGCCGCTATCAGGCTTTGTTTGAAGATGAAGCTGTGAAGATGTTCCCTGATAAAAAGAAATTAGATATGTATGGTAAGCAGGCTTTAAGCTATGCTGAAAAGCTTGGACTTACGCCAACTGCCCGCGCCCGCCTTGTTGTCAAACGTGCTAATGCTTTAAATGACGATGATGAACAGGATTCAATGATGGCATGACCTGTTATGATGATTTATTTGTGACTGAGCGCTATGCGCGCGAGGTTGTTGACGGACTGCGCCTTGTGTGTAAGCGGGAACGGCAGGCCTGTCAGCGACATCTTGATGATCTGGAAAGGCAGGGTACAGATAGCTTTCCTTATGTTTTTGATGAAAGCAGGGCAAACAGGATTTTTGACTGGTTTGAAAAATACTGCGTGCACGTGCGTGGCGTATATTCCGGGCAGCATATCCAGCTGCTGCCTTTTCAGTATTTCGACTTGGGCTGTGTTTTTGGCTGGGTACATAGAGAAACAGGCGCACGGCGGTTTACCAAAGCTTTTAATTTCCGCGCTCGTGGCAATGTCAAAAGCACTGAAATGTCAGGCGTTGCTTTATACGGCATGTGTGCTGACGCTATCTATCCACCGGGTAAGCCTGAGCTGCGGCGCTTTGAAATGGCACCGGAGGTTGAATGCGCGGCCGTGGACAGGGAACAGGCAAGACGTGTTTGGGGTGATGCCTGTTCTATGGGTGAAGCTTCTGTAGAAATCAGCCAGAAGCTTATTATCAAGCGTACGCGGGTAGAGCATAAAACGCGTAAAGGCTGGATGCGGGCTTTAAGCAAACAGACGAAAAACAAGGATTCCGGTGCACCGTGTATGGTTATAATTGACGAATATCATGCGCATCCGTCCTCCGAGATCGTTGACGTGCTGAAATCCGGCTTCGGCAAACGGCTGCAGTCTTTGCTGTTTATCATTTCTACGGCTGGTAAAGATGCAGAAAACAATCCCTGTAAGGCAGAATATGACCTGTGTTGCAAAATCTTAGATGGCGACACTAATGAGCCTATTGATGATTATTTCTGCATGATACGCGAACTGGAGGATGGCGACGATCCTTATGATGTCAACGCTTTAGTCAAAGCGAATCCTGTGCTGCAGCATGAAACTGAATACAGCAAGCATTTGCTGAAGGAAATCGTAAGCGAGGGACGTGAAGCATTTGTAAGTAACGACCCGAAAAAGCTGCGCGAATATCTGACTAAACGCTGTAATTTGTGGCAGGACAGCAGTGAATTGAAATATATGGATGGCCTGATGCCTAAGTGGAAAACACTGAAGGTGACCCGTGATGAACTATATAAAATTATCAGCGGCAAGCGCTGCATAGTTGGTTATGACCTTTCAAAGCGCATTGATCTGACAGCTGCGACTTTTATTATTCCGCTTGATGAAAAGCGTGTAGCAGTAGTTTCGCATGGCTTTATACCTGAAGAAGCGGTAAAACGACATGAACAGACTGACCGCATAGCCTACAGGGAATATGCCCAGCGTGGCTACTGCACCATAACAGAGGGCGCAGCTGTTGATTATGATGTGATGAAGGTATGGGTAAAGTGCTTTGCTAATGAGCTGGATTTAGATGTTGTGGAACATTGTTTTGATGGCTGGAACGCTTCTTACTTCATGCAGAAGCTGGAAGAAGAAGGGGAAACAGTTATTGAAGTGCGGCAGGGTATTCCGACTTTGAGCGAACCTACCAAAGAATTCAGGCTGAAAGTAGTGGAGAGCAATATTATCCATGAAGGCAATGAGCTGTTTGACTGGTGTTTGCGTAATGCGTATGCCTACACTGACAGCAATGAAAATATCAAATTGAGTAAGAAAAATAAAGATGATACGCAGCGTATTGACTTGGTTGCTGCCGGCATAAATGCTATGGCACGTTTGCCTGCATTTTATGAAGAATACGGCGGCACTGGCGGCAGTTCCGGCGTTCGTTTTTTGTGAGGTGATGTAATGGATAAGGAAGATAAGGCTATTGTCATACTGGTGCTTTTGGGT